TCCCAATCTCTTGCAAGTTCTTTTGCAGTCGCACCTTGCTGAATGTCTATAAGTAAATCACTCAATCTACCTTCTTTTATTTCTACAGACTCACCCATTACTTGTACTTTGTTTCTAAACATTTTTTGAATTGCAAGACCTAAAGAACCAGCGTCATCACCTTGAATGTAAATGTCTCCGTCTGATTTTCCATAAGGATATACACCGTCCATATCAATATCTTCGTATTCGTATTGATTTCCACTAGTAAGTTTGTTTATACCTTTAACTACATTCTTAACGTCATTTTTCTTTACAGATATTTTAACGTCATAATGATTGTCTTTGATTTTACCATAACCTTCTTTGATAGGTTTAACAAGATTGTCTTCTAGTTCTTCATTGTAAGGGAAACCTTTAAGGGGATTTTGGAATACCTGCATGAATGTCTTTTTCTGTTTTTCTTTTTTCTCTTGGATTACCTCTTGGATACCTGCAAGGTATTTTTCAACCTCTTGCCCAGGCGTATCTTCTTGATATGCCTTTAGTGTTTCAGGTGTCCCGATTTCATGGACTCCGTTGTCATGTTTATTTCCAGCCATTTTATTTTTCCCCTTTTTCCCTCAAACGAGGTTCTTTTCTATTGTAATTTTGTGATACAATCGATAGATTCGACTTATCATTATTCATAGGATTGTTATCTTTATGATGAACGTCCTTTCCTTTGATTCCTTTTCTATTTTTTAGAATTCTTCGTGCCTCATTTCTCTTTGCACGTCTTTTAATTTGTTCAGGGTCTTTATGGTAGTTTTCATATTCTTTTTTATAGTCCCTATCTTCTCCTAAATCGTCTCCCCATTTAAGAAATAATCTACCCTTTTCTTGTTTTTTATCTGTAACCTTCGCACCAACAAAAGAACCAAGTGTATTCAACATTCCAAGTCCCTTTTCTTTATTCCTTTTAATTTCTTTCTGAACTTGACCTTCAATTTTCTTCATTACAGCGTTAACAATATCCATTGTATCTGCAACAAGTTTACCTTCTTCTAGTTCTTCATTTGCCTTTCTGAGTGCTTCTCTTTTCTTATCGATTGCATCTCTTTCAGTTTCTTGGTCTTTTGCACCTTTAAGTCTTTCATTTTCTCTTTCATGTCTAGTCTTAAGTGCTTCAACTTCTTGTTCGTGTTTCGCTTTAAGTCTTTCCATTTCTTCGACTTGTTTTGCTTTTGCAAGTGCGGCTTTAACTGCAACGTTGTCTTCTTCTGCAAACAAAGACTTAAAGTTCTCTACTTTATCATCACGAGAACCTTTTTGTGCGTTAAGTATTTGGTCTAAAATATCCATACAATCTATTTATCTCTTTTTACGAGTTAACTCGTGTTGTTTCCATGCGAGTGCAACTTTATTAGTTGGAAATTTACTTACCCAAGTCATTAAATGTCCATATAGTTTAGAGGCTTTGTTCTGTAGGGACTTAACGTCATCGTCATTAACTATTTCTATAAAGTCTTTACCGAATATTCTCTTAAATGTAGCTGCATTTTTCTCTACTGCCTCATGTTCTTTTACTAGAATCTCAGGTGGTAGTGTTCTTGGTCTCATTGAATTGAGTCTTTGTGCGAGGTCTAAACTGGTTTTAACAAATACCATTTTGTACTCATATCCCAATGAATCTAACTGTTTCTTATAGTTCTGAATCTTACCTGCTTTTGCACTTGTAGTGTCAAAGATTAATCCTAATCTTGCAGGAACATGAATATCCATTTGTTTTGTTGCAAGTCCTTTTGCCTTTGAACGTAGTCTATCTCTTTCGGGATTTACTGTACCACTCCCAGTTGCAACCATTTTCATAGACATTCCTGCCTCTTTCATATATCGTTCAAAGTGCGTATCACTATTAATTGTTTTGAGTCCTAGTGCCTTAAGTGCAAGTGCATCAACCACTGTTGACTTACCTGAACCAGGCCCACCCATTAAGAAAACACATTTGAATATGCCTGGGTCGTAAACACCTTCCTGTAATAAATCTTCTAACATATAATTAGGAAGTGTTTCTTCTTTGATACCCATACCTTTTCTTACTTCTTTATAGAGTCCTTCTTGGTCTTTCAAACTTTTAGATGCAACACCAAGTTTGAATGAATCAAAGTCTCCCTCTTCTGCGGCTGCCCTCATTTTACTTGCAGACATACCTGAAACTAAATCGTCTGAATCGGGGTCTCTTTCTCCTGCAGATATAATTTGAATAGAATCAAAATTATAGTATCCATGTTTACCTTTAGAACCATTGTATTTTTTAATAAGTGTATCAAACTCTCTAACTCTATCTGAACCAACAACCATTCGTAATTCTTTATAACCTTGTGCGTATAACTCTGTTACAATTTGGAAGATTTGTCTTGCGTTAGATTTCATAATATTTACTTTTCTACCAAAAAACTTCTTCATCCATTTTTGTTTTGTGTTGTAATCTAAAGGATTCTTTTTAGAGTCTTGAGAATGAGACATATACACTATAGGTGTATAACCACCACTACTTGCTTTTGCGAGTGCATCAATAAGTTTACCGTGTCCAACAGTAGGTGGATTAAATCGTCCAAAGGTTATTACTGCCTTCTGACCTTTATTTTCTTTAAATTGTCTAAACGTTTTCATCTTGTTTCATTATCCTAAACTTTAATAGTGGTCTACCATTTAATAGTATATCACCCTTTTCATTTTTCTCGATAGTTTTTACTATCATTTTTTTGTTCTTGAACTTCCCACCTAGAACTACGTCTCCTATACTTATGGGTACTTGAATAGTTTCGTCTAATAGTTCTCCAAATGTTGCCATTCTAAAGTCGTCCTGCACTTTTGCATTCTTTCTCCATTGCCAACATGACCAGTAATTTGCTTTCCATTTTGGGCCTGGGTCTGTATCACAACCCATTCTTGCACGGAATGATTTCAACCTTTCGGGGTCGTCTCTTTTGATTTCCATAGAAGAACTACCGAATGTAACTTTTACAACATTACCTTTATCGTTCTTAACATAAACACCAAATTTCTTTTTACTACCCGTAGGTAATCTAAAAGGTGAGTTAAGTTTAACCTTTCTCCCTTGATATTCTGATTCTGAAATTTCTAAATCGTATATGTCCATTACTTGTCCCATGCCTTAGCGGCGTTAAAATTGTTCTGACTAAATTCCATTCTATCGACCAGTTTTACTGCAGAACCTGTATTGTCTATTGCGACATATCCTTCGGGATTAACTACTTTAAACCCATTATCGGTTTTCACGAATGTTCCAATACTCTTTACTCTATTTAATGCAGTTATAATTAACTTTTTAGAGTCTATTAAATGTCCTTGAAATTTTGCGAGGTTATCTACCATTTTAGAGATTGACCTTAAATCTCTCATAACGTTTTCCCCAATTTCTCTTTTAATCTTTTTAGTTTTTTCCATCTTAACTTTTGCAACAATTTTATCTTTCCAATATGTTTCTACATGAGTTAGATAGTCCCTTCCGTTTGGATTCCACTTACCACTTCTGATAAGTGTATTAGTGTATGTTTTATATGATGCACCTGCGGCCCCTTTTGAATTTAGAACCTGTTGTACGTCATTAAATTTCTTTAAATCTTTTGCAGTTATTCCATGAAATGATTGACCTGTTTTAGTAAGTGCCTGTGTAAGTGCAAGTGTTTCCTTTGCAGTCATATTCCCGTAACCAGTAGTATCTTTGTAAGTTGCATCATCTTGCCATACTTTGGACGATGCAGGTGGAAGTTTCGCACCGAATGAAGCAGATAGTCCATCGATTGTAGAACCTTTATATGTTGTATGCCACACTACACCTAGTGTTGCAGAATCTATCTGTTTTCCTAGTTTAGAATCCTTTTGGACTGCGTACATAATTGTGTTCGGTTGAAATGTAATGTACTCTTTCCCGTCCATTTTCATGTTTTTCTTTTCACCCGAAGTAAACATTAAATCACCCTGTAGGATTTCTTTCATTCCTACTTTTGAAAAGGCATTGAATGCTTCAGTGAATTTTGTTTTGAGTGTACCGTTTAGGTCGGGGGAATCATTTATCTCTTTTACTGAAGTGTAGTGTAATTGTGCTTTAGTAAATAAAGATTTCTTTGCAACAAAGAACTTTCCTGTTTCGGGGTGAGGGCCACACCAAATTGCAGGAGCACCGTCCCACTTAACAGTCATATTAACTCTTCCTGATGCGTTACCTTTCATCATATCTCTTAACTCTCTTAAGAAATTGATAGATGCACGTCCACCCGAAATACCGTAGTTAATTATTTCGTCTTCTAAGTGTTCTAAATGTAAGTTCTTTCCAGCCATATTAAGTCTGTTGCAATTATT